TGTCGCGCGTGACCATTGCCAGCGCCTCGAGCACGATGACCGGCGAGGCCGACATTCAGCCCCGGACGTTGTTCGCGGTCTCCGTCCAGGCACCGCGCCATGGCAATCGGCTGATCCGCAGGGTGTTCGAAGACGACCGCCTGCATAACCTGGACCAGTGGCAGAAGTTCGGTCCCATCTTCAATCGCACGGCGTTTCTGCGCATGGTCAATATCCTGGAGCGCGGCGCCGACCTCGGCGCCCGGGAGGCGGTGAACTTCGTCGGGCTTGCCTGGCGGGACGGCAGGCCGGTGGTCAACGAAGGGCCGGACTGCTATTTCACCGATCCGGAGAAACAGTGCCCCTACCATAATCTGACGTTCCCGTCAGGCAGCCAGGCCGACGCCCGCCGTGTCATCGAGGCCTATCAGGCGACGTTCCGGGCCAATGCCGCGAGTCTGGCCCTGGTGTGGGCCTTGGGTGGCCACCTGAAGGCCTTCCTGGGCTTCTGGCCGCACTTGATCATGCAGGCCGACAAGGGCATGGGCAAGTCCACGCTGATCAAGCGCCTGGAACGGACCATCGCCTTCACCATGTTCTCCGGCCAGAGCCTGCAGACGGAATACCGGTTGTTGACCTCCATCGCGCACACCTCCCACCCGGTCGGGTGGGAGGAGATTTCCGCCCGGCGCCAGGATGTGATCGACAAGGCAGTCAGCCTGTTGCAGGAGAGCTATCAGCACACGATAACGCGCCGGGGCTCTGACATGACCGAATACCTGCTGGCGGCACCCGTGTTGCTGGCCGGCGAGGATGTCCCGGTGCGCTCGCTGTTCGGCAAGGTGGTCCGGACCGAGCTGACGGGGCGCAAGGGTCCGATGATGCCGGAGGACCTGCCCAGGTTTCCCGTCGCGGAGTGGCTGCAGTTTCTTGCGCAGTGCAGCCGGTCCCAGGTGCTGGGTCTCTATGAAAAGGCCCGCCAGTATTGCCTGGAGCGATCCATGGCGTCGCCGCAGGACGAGGGGGCACAGCGTATGGCCGGCAATTATGCGGCCGTGTTAACGGCCTGGCGCCTGCTGTGCGAGTTCGCGGAGGTGGACCGGGATCAAGGCGACTTCATCACTGACGTGCTGTCAGAGATGAACGGGCACATTGCGGAGACAAATGCCGACCGGGAGCCGTGGGTGTGGATCATGGAGATCCTGCTCAGCGAGATTTCCGCCGGAAACTACAAGCACCCCTACAAATTCTGCTATGAAGCCGGCGAGGACGTGCTGTGCGTGCGGACCAGCCATGTGATGGACCATATCGCACACAGCATGCCGCTGCGCGACCGCTGGAACGCCCTGCCCATCAAGTCCGACCGGGTCTTCAAGCGCCAGCTGCGCCAGGCGGATGTTCTGGTGTCAGAGTCCGTCGAGCGGGTGATCAGCGGGCGGCGGGAGAACCGCTTGGCCGCCATCAGCCTCGAGCGACTGGAGCAGTTCGGCCTGCATGCCGCACCGCCATCCAGCTTGGAATAATTGTCAGATTTTTCCGATTTACCCCTTCTCTCTACTCAGGAATCAACCCCCGTGATCGTCAATATCCCGTCGCAGTTTTTTCGCGTTTTGGCCGGATTTCCAAAAAGGAAGACAGGGGCAGTGCAGATAAATGGTGGATGCCTGTGGATAAGTCAGTAACTCATTGTTTCACTAAAGCGATTTTTTGCCCAATTAGGTCAAAAAATCCACCAATCGTCATTTTTTCTCCACCAGTCAGCCTTTTTTCTCCACCAGTCGGTTTACAGCATTCCGTTAATTATATTTCTAATTTTTTTATTTATTTCTTTGAGAAAGAAAGAAAAATATAGGAATCAAAGTGGTATTGAACTGCGCTTTTCGTGATTTCTCGATCCACCAGTTAGAGCGCTGCTCAAAAAACCATCCACCAGTTAGAACTGCGCTTTTCCGCTAAATGGTGGATCGCGTTTCGTGTTAATTAAATCAATGACTTGATATAAAAAATCAATAAGTTATTTTTCAAAAAGCGCAGTTGGCTATTTTTTAATCAAAATGGCTTTTTATTTTCTACAAACAATGAGTTACATTAAAAAAATGGTGCCATCCACCAATCCACCAGTTGCGCTGCCCCTCCCCCCAAAATTCGAGGTCTGCCATGCATGATTTGATTCGGAATTTTCTGATTTTCATAGTGCACAACAAGGGCCGTTCAGAGGCCACTGCGGAGAAATACCAGGGCTATCTCGAGCGCCTGGATAGGTTCTTACAAGAATCTAATGAGACGCTCCTGAATGCCTCAGAGGAGCGGATCGAGGAATTTTGCGGTCTCCACGCCCACAAGGCAGGACTGTCTCCTCGAGGGCGCAGGCCGCTGATCTCCGCCGTGCGTGGTTTCTACGCCTGGCTGGTCCACGCAGGCCTGCGCCAGGACAATCCGGCCGCGCGCCTCCAGTACCCGAGTGCCGGCCGGCGCCTGCCGCGGGGGATGACCCTGCAGGATGCGGAGAAGATCCTGATGGCGCCTGACCTGGATACGTTCCTGGGTCTGCGTGATGCGGCCATCATGACGACCTTGCTTGGGTGCGGGATGCGTGTCAGCGGCTTGGTCAGGCTCAACGAATCCGATCTGCTGTTCTATGACGACGCGGGCAAGGAGCGACTGGCAATCCGGGTACGAGAAAAAGGCGGGCACGAAAGAATGATCCCGGCGCCGGATGAGGTCAGGATCATGCTCAGGGCCTATCTCGGCCATGAGGCACTGGAGCATATGGACCGCCTCTTGGAGAACGGGGACAAGGTCCTGTTCATCTCGACACAGAACCGGAACATCCCCCCTCATGAATACTACGGCGAAGCGCGCAGGATATCCCCCCGTTCAGTGAACGAGATGATCGAGAAATATGGGCTGCAGGTGGGTGTGCCGCGGGAACGATTGTTCCCTCACGCTATGCGCCACCTCTACGGTACAGAGCTGGCTGAAGAAGGTGTCGATGTGCTGCAGATCCAGGCGCTGTTGGGCCATAAGGACCCCAAGACATCGCAGGTCTACGTCCACCTGGCCACCAGGACACTATCGAAGACAGTAGACCGCGCGAACCCACTGCGCAAGCTGAACACCCCTGTCACTGCCCTGGCGCGCCGCCTGCGTCAGGCCGGGCTGTAATGCGTCTTCCCGGGCCCAATTGGCGCATGGAAACGGTCTTGTACGGGGCAGCTTGTGTAGGGAAATGTAGTAATACCGGCCGCTGCGGGACAGTTGCGGCGGTGTCGAAAACTTGACTTTAAAACGGGCTAAACCGTCTACCAATGAAATCAATAGGTTATGTTAGTTGTTTGGTTCATTTTTGGGTTTCCGCGTTGTTTTTCAATGGGTTACGTGTGAGCTGCGCAGTGCATCTCTAAAGCGCAGTTCGACGGTGTGACGGTGCAACGAAAACAAGGGGATACGGTCATGCAACAGGATGAAAAGCGCAGTTTGGGTGTCGGAAACACGCCAGGGCATGCCTGCCGGCAGGGGGTGGGGGGTCGGCAGAGCAGGCCCGGGGTGGCTGGCGCGGGAGGTGGGTACCAGGATGTCTACATCAATTCAGACGCCCCGTTAGGGGCGCTCAAAAAATCGCGCGCGCCTGCCCTCGAGATGACGATTGCTGAGTTGCGAGAGATGGGGTTGTCGCAACGTTGGCTGGAAGTCGCCGAGACCATAGGCATAGAGGCATTCCTCAAAATGTGGGCCATCCTGGACCGCGACAACCTGCAATCCCCATCTGAGCGGGAATGCGTCAGGGTGTGGATCCCTCAAATGCGGAGATATTTCAGGTTCCAGCGGAACAAACTGATCCATGCGCTGTCTTCTGATGGAGTCTCGAAATATGAGATCCAGAAGATCATTGCGTCTGAGCTGGGAGAAAGAATCAGCATCAGGCACATCGACAGAATCGCATCACGCAGCCGCGCAAAATCGCTGAGGCAGAAATAATGTTACAATCTTGGTTCCCAATATGGCATGCTCGGGGAGCCACCATTCCTTACTGGGAACCGCGCCCCTTGCGGTGAGCTCGATCAGGGCGCGGTTATCGTAATTCACCTGAGCATGATCATCGGTAATTACGATCTCCCTTATGAATCTCGACAGCAACCCTCTGGTTTTTTTGACATTTTCAGACGACTTTATTGTGTCGATCAGAAAATAGACCAGTTCCATCACTTGGTCTTCCTGGATCGGCATTTCCGGCGGAACTTCAGCCTCAATTGCAGCGAGCTGTCGCTCCAGACTCTTGAGGCGGCTGTTGTGCGCTCTCAGTCTCCGGGTCATATCGCCCAGGTTTGGCGTATCTTTACCGTACTCCTCGAATAACTCATAGATTTTCCGAGTTTTTCTCTCGATCACCCGGATTTCAGACAGCACCGCCTGGCGGCGCCGTTGCTGGTCCTTTGCCCAGCCGCTACACATCTTTGCCAGCTGAAGGTAGACATTGGCCACAGTCTTTGCGTTCAGGATCTGATCCAGCAGCTGATCCAGCAGCCAGTCGTCCAGTTCATGTGCAGGCAAGCGACGGTTTTTGCATCCGCCCTTCTGCTGAGCGGTCCTGCAGTTGTAATAATGGTAGCGACGAGACCTGCCCTTGGCGCTTTCGATCTGGAGGCTCGCACCGCACTTGCCGCAGCGCAGCAGGCCGGTGAATAGAAAGCGGCTGGCGTGTGAACCAGTACCTCGACCTGGGTTTTCCGTATTCAGCATTGCTTGGACCGATTCAAATGTCTCTGGTGAGATGATCGGATCATGGCTCTGTACGACGATCCAGTCCTTTCTATCTCTATCCCGCATCGTCTTCCTATCCCTCCGGTTAAAGATCACGTGACCGATATAGGACTCGCTCCGGAGGATGTACAGGATCGATCCCTTTTGCCACGGGCTGCCCCTGTGGGTAATGCCTCGCTCATTGAGCACCGTGGCGATGGCCTTGGCCCCCTGTCCAGCCAAGCGCATGTTGAATATCAACTCGACGATCTCGGCCTCGGGCGGATAGATCTTGAGCCGCCTACGTCTCGGATTATCTTCCGCCGGCTCAGGGCGATACCCAAACGGTGGTGCACCGCCGTTCCAGTAGCCCTCCCTGGCGTTCTTGATCATTGACCGCTTGGTATCAGCGGAGATCTGCCTGCTGTAATACTCGTCGAAAACCTCCAACATGCTCTCCAGCATCCACCCGCTGTCAGTGTCCCTGTCGATGGGTGTGCACAAGTAGACGATGCTGGTGCCGCATCGGTCCAGGCGCAGTTTGTACAATGCGGCATCTATCTTGTTGCGGGAGAATCGGCTGGTGGACCAGGTGATGAAGAAGTCCGGTGAATACAGCTCACAGAACGCGATGGCATCCTGGAACGCCTGTCTCCTGTCATCGGTACCCGTCAACCCCTCGTCGCAGAACACCCTCACAACATCGGCGCCCAGCTCGGCGGCCTTCTCCCTACCCCGCTCGACCTGGGCCGGAATGGACACATCATCATCCGCTTGCCGAGATGTGCTGACTCTCGCATAAATAACTGCCTGCTTTGCGGTCATGGCTTCATTCTCACCTCTCCGCTCGTTTCGGTCACGTGAACTCAGGACCAATATACACACCTCTCCCGCAGGCCGACAAACCACGCCCTTATTCTGTCTTGATATAGCGTTAAAAATCAGCACGATGGGATACCCGCGCCGAAAAAAAAATCATACCGGCGACACCCTGAAAATGGTCAATTTCAGGTGTGCCTCATGTGAACACAGGTTCGAGGCTGAGCCAGGGCGCATCGAAGAGGCCCCGGAACGGGCCTGGCATCCCTACCTGTACTACGCTGCCTGCCCGGAGTGCGGAGAAGAGGCTGAACAAGCCCCCTGGGAGAAGGGTCTCATGGCAGCCCACGGCCGCCAGACGGGTCCCAGGACGCCAGAAGGAAAGGCCAGGGTATCAGAGAATCTGGCCGGGCACCCGACACCGGAAGAGGCGCTACGCACCCGGTTCAACGCAATGAAGCACGGGTTGTTTTCCAGGGTGGCCCGGTACTTCCCGGCGAAGCCTGGAAAATACCCCCACTGCAACACCTGCGAGTATCTGGACAATGGCTGCGAAGAGCAGGTGGCCTGCCTGCGCCGCACCGAGCTTTTCTTGCGGTACGACGTTGCCTTCGAGACAGGCGACCCTTCACTGCTCATGGGCCTGCAGGCCGAGACCCAGGCCATGGTCCAGGCCATCATCAACGATATCCTGCTGGCCATCGTCTCGACGGGCGTCGAGCTGAAGCAGCCCGAGTGGTATTTCGACCCGAAGAGCGGGGACTTCCACCTGGTGTCCTACGAAAAAGACGGCAGACATGAATACGTCTACAAGGTCACTGCCCACCCGCTCCTGAAAACCCTTTCCGACTTCCTGGCGAAGAACAACATGAGCCTGGCAGACCTCAACATGACGCCGAAAGGCCAGGAAGACCAGGATCTGCTGCGCGGCTATCTTGACAACCAGGCCCACAGGGAAAGCCTGGCCGAGCACCAACGCCAGCAGCAGGCCCAGCTGGCCTCCCTGGCGGAAAAATTCGAGCGCAGCCGCGAACGTTTGCAACGCGACCCGGTACTGATCGAATACGACGAGGCAGACAGTGGCTGACCGGGTCTCGAAGACGCGCCGCATCCGGATGCAGAATGTCGCCGAGCGCGAAATCCACCGCTACGCCGACGATCATGCGCTGTGGCACAAGTACGTCCACAACGTTGAGCTGGACCCGGTCCAGATCCTCAAGATGTTGGAGATGGACCAGCACCGCAACACGGTGGACTTCTCCTGCCGACGCACCGGGAAGACTGCTGTTAAGGAGCTCTACCTGCTGGAGTGGAACGCCAAGCACGCTGACCAGGAACTGGGGATCGTCGCCCCGCGCGAAGCGCAGTCCCAGACCAATCTGAACTATCACCTGGAGGCCATCCGCAGGTCCGAGATTCTGACCGCCTACCTGGCGCACAAGTCCGGACGGACACAGATGGCAGATACCTACTACCAGTTCCACAACCGTTCCATTGGCAGGGCCTACGGCATCATGTCCCAGGTCGATGGCGGCGATTTGACCGTCGCCAGCCTCGAGGAGGTGGATGACATGCCGCGGGATCGCCTGTTCAGCCGGTTCCTGCTGATGATGGGGTCCAAGCGCCGCCTGGGCGCCAGCAAGGAGAGCCGCAACGACCCGCAGATCAGGATCACCGGCGTCTTCAAGGGCGCGGACACCTTGTCAGATCTCATCGAGAGCGGGAAATACCACCTGCTGCCCACCGTGGATGTCTATCTCGGCATGGAGATGGGTATCCTGGACCAGGCCTTCATGGAGGACATGCGCGACCAGCTGTCCCCGGATGAATATATCCGCCAGCTCCTGTGCAAGAACGTCTCCGCCCGCAACCTCATCTGGGAGAAATACATCCGCCGGGCCATCCAGGTCGGCCTGAAGTCCGGCCTGGAGCTGGCGCAACCCCTCCCCGGCATGGAATACCAACGCCGCGGCCTGATCTCGTTCGGCTACGACCACTCCGGGCACGGAGAGAACCCCCATGCATCGCGCTATGCCCTGGTGGTCACAGAGATGATCGGAAACTTCTGCTGCGTGATCTTCGCCCGCACCTGGGCGCCCGGCACGGACGAAAAAGTGGTCAAGAACGACATCAAGGAATTCTGGCGCTATTTCCGTCCCGACTACGCCATGGGCGACGCCTACGGCATCGGCCTGCTCACCCAGCTCAACGACGAGCTGTTTGCGGAGGGGCTGACTCGCATCGATCGGCAGGCCATCGGCGATGGCGAGAGCACGGCCAGCACCTGGCCGGAGTGGGCGTTCTCACCCATCCGATTCGAGGGGATGACCAAGCACCAGATGGCCACGGCGCTGAGAGCCGTGTTCCACAACGGACAAGCCGCGATCCCGTACATCGACGACTTGGATCCCAGTGACCCGGAGACACTCGACCTGCGGACCCTAATCCGGCAATTGGGGAACATCAAGCCCGAGACGACCAAGGCGAGCTATGCCAGCTACAGGATGGTGAAACCGGACTTGGGCGACGACCTGTTCGACGCCGCCATGGCCTCCGTATGGGCGTTGGTCACTCGTGGCGCGGCGCCGTCCACCACCATCATCCAGCACAGGAAGAAAACGCGGGACCAGCTTCTGGGGCGGGCCGCGGCCTGATCGGAGATCGACATGTCACTTATCACAGACCTGCTCAGACGATTCGGGAGACGGATGCCAGGCGACGTGGACCCGCTGCCCGGAGAGACGCTACCACAGACAACGGAAGTTGGGCGTCGACCTACGCCGGAAAACCAGATCAAACACCTCTACCGACGAATGTGGGTGGATTACAGCCTGCGCTCGACTATCCTGGATCTCAGGGAAATGGACCGCGCCGACCCCAGGGTAAAAAAGATTCATGGGCGCATGGCCAGGACCGCGATCAAGGGCGGGCTGCGCATCAACATCAAGAGCACGGAGAAGCGGATCATCCGGCTGTGGCAGGCCTTCGAGCGCCGGCTTAACCTGCACCGGTTGGAAAAGCTGGAGAGCGACGCCCGTGGATTGGTCATGGAAGGAAATCTACCCATCCAATGGGTCATCAGCGAGGACGGCCGGGTGGAGGCCGGCATCCGCATGCCTGCGGAGACCATCAGACCCATCGTCGGGACAACCGGGAGGTTCAAGGACCCGCGCATCGCCTATGAGCAGATGGACATGTTCACCGGGCGGAAAATCGCCAGCTTCGCCCTGTGGCAACTGACGCTCGTGCGGCTCACACCGGATAACTACGATGACCTGGGATGCATGGGCAGGCCCTACCTCGATGCCACCCGGTCAGTATGGAGAAAGCTCACGATGACCGAGGAGGACCTGGTCATCCGGCGCAGGACTCGCGCGCCGCTGCGCATGGCCCATGTACTGGAGGGTGCCACCGACGAGGATATCGAGAAATACCGCGCCCAGGTCGAGAACGACCAATACGAGATCACGACAGACTACTATCTGAACAAGAAAGGCGGCGTGACCGCAGTGCAGGGTGATGCCAGCCTCGACCAGATCGCCGATGTCTCTTACCTGTTGGATACCTTCTTTGCCGGCGCCCCGGCGCCAAAAGGCCTGTTCGGCTATTCCGGCGACCTGAGCAGAGACATCCTCGAGGACCTGAAACGAGACTATTACGACGAGATCGACTCCCTCCAGGATACTCTGTCATTCGCCTACTACCTGGGATTCCGGCTCGAGCTGCTGCTGCAGGGCATAAACCCTGACGCCTATGATTTCGACATCGTGTTCGCGGAGCGCCGCACCGACACACCGAATCAGCGTGCCGACCTGGCACTGAAGTACCAGGCCATGGGAGCGCCCAAGGAGACCGTATTCGAGGCTGCCGGTCTGGATCCGGCCGCGGTCAAGGACCAGCTCGAGGCCGAGAGCAACGATCCATACCCCGCTCTACTGCCCGAGGAGAGCGCTAACAGGCCCCGCGTCAATGTCACGCCCGGCAATGCAAGGAAAGGTGAAAGCGCCACGACCATCTCTACGAGGAGCAGTTCATAGTGCGCCTGGCGGAGAACGAGAGGACGTCTGTCAAGGCTACGATCAAACGTGCCTCAGCCAGGGCTCGTGCGGACATGAATCGCCTGGACCGGGATTACCTGGAGGCGCTGGACCGCCTCTACCGGGACGCGGCAGAGCGCATCAAATCCGTCATCCAAGGGTTCGCAGACGGCCAGGGTGTGCTGCGCCTGGAGGTCCTGCAGCGGCTACAGGTCCAGATCGACCTGCGGCTGCGCGACCTGGCTGTCCAGCGCAATCAGATGCTGGACCGCGGCCTGCAGGCCGCCGCAGGACTCGGCGTGGAGCCGTTCTCAGCGGCGCCGGAGGTTTCAGGCCTGCTCTCCGGCCTGTCTGACGAGGCGGTGCGCTTCGTCAAGAACTTCATTGACAAGGACGGCCTGCAGCTCTCGGACAGACTCTGGCGCCTGGACCGGGGGGCCATCGATGGCGTGCGCCGCGCCGTTGAGAGCGCCATCATCCAGGGCCACTCCGCCAGCCAGGCGGCCAATGAATTCCTGGCCGCGGGACGGCCGGTGCCCGCCGGGATCACGCGCAAAATCAACGCCGCAAACGCCGGCGCCGTCGGCGCATCCGCCGCATCGGCGCTCCTGATCTCTGACGACAACCCGCGAGTCCATGCCCTGCGTCTGTTCCGTACCGAGCTGAACCGTGCTCATGGCGAGGCCTACCGGTCGGCGGCATTCGCGCATCCCGACGTCATCGGCACGCGTTTCCTGCTCAGCCCCAGGCACCCCGAACCGGACATCTGCGACATGCACGCCAGAGTCAACCGTTACGGGCTCGGCCCCGGCGTCTATCCGAAGGGGAAGTCCCCCTGGCCGGCACATCCCAACACGCTCAGTTACGAGGAGGTCGTTTTCGCGGACGAGATCACGGATGAAGACAGGGCCGGAAAAACGGATAGAATTACATGGCTGAAGGGCCAGACACCACGCATCCAGGAAGCTGTACTAGGTTCGCGCAGGAAGCGTGGTGCGCTGCTGAAAGGGATCCTTCGTGAAAATGAGATCTCCACGCCTTGGCGCGTACTGAAAAGACGCTACGAACGCAGAGGAATCAATACTGAAAAACTACTCATCAGGGATGAAGTAATTCAGAAATCAAGGCCTGCTTTGTTCGGTAATGTGGCAGGCAAACAAAAGTACATCGATGACGCATTCTCTGAGGCACCTGTAGATATTCAGAGGATCATAGAAAAAACAGGACCTCCTGACAGCATCACATTCACAAGCAAAGGTACATCCTTCTTCAAAGACAGGAGTATCACAATATCCGAAACGAGCATCAAAGCACAGGATGCGCCTGAGATACATGACGTATACCGTCACGAATATGGGCACTATATTGATTACTGGGCTGCATCTAATAGTAAAACGGTATCACGCCAGATTAGTATGCTGCATGAATCCAACGGCGGCATGAGGGAGGCAATACAACGGGCAAGAGTGTCACTCTATGCAAAAAGCAAGGCTCAAAAGAAACGGTTGCAACGTATCAACGAAGATCTCTATGAAAGGTATGATTCCTATCTTGCTGATATTTTCGGCGCACTAACGAAAAACAGGGTCGGATGGGGGCACTCGAAGAGTTACTTAAGCAGACTTGGTTATCCTGAGACAGAAGTATTTGCGAATATGTTCAATCTCTATTCAAGGCGTGATACTTCTGCATGGGCATATCTTGAAAAAGAACTCCCTGAACTGACATCTGTCTTCGTGGAGACAATCAGGAGGTGGTCATCATGACGTTGAAGGAAGCCATCAAGGCCTATCGCCAAAAGTTCGGAGAGGGTCCGCCAATATTCGGATTACCTGAAGATGATGCTATACGTATGATAGAGGACGCAATTGAGAACGGGAATCCGATTGAAGCTGGCGCTGAAAAGGACGTTGACGATGACGCGATCATCTAGCATTGTCAGGTGCGAGTGTGGATTCAGGGTGTATGACGGAAGTGCTGTCCGATGCAGGGTTCTGCGCCGTTCCGGTCATGTCGCAGAAGCAAAATGCACAAGGTGCAAGCGTTGGGTAACCGTGCCGTTTCTGAGGTTCTGCGATGAAAAGATGGATATTTGACATTCTTATTGCAATAGACCAGTTGGCCAATGTCATCTTCAAATATCCCCTTGACTTCATTTTCGGCGTTCGCGGCTTTGGACATCCGGACGAAACCATTTCGTCTGTCTTAGGCAAGCACTACGAGCAATGCAGACTCTGCAGGGTGGTGTGCAAATTTTTGAGCCTGTTCGACGAACGCCATTGTCGGCGCGCGATAGAATCTGATCGTGGCTACAAGGAGCATGGGTGATGAGATATCTGTATCGACTGAGGAGCGGGGAGATTCTCGGGCAAAGTATTGACCCTGCCGTCTGGAGTGGTGTGGACGCGCAGTTTTTCGCCGTTCTCGAATCGCCGGCCGAGGACCCTGCGCTTGACCGGACCCAGCCGATGATCTGGGACGGCACTACAGTGCGCAATGCCACGGCGTCTGAGGTTGCGGCGTTCCCAACGGCCGCGCAGAGCGACGACAATCTGGCTGCACGTGAAGAGGTCGCGGCATTGTTTCTCGGTGAGAAGTCATCCCTGGGCAAGATGTTCCGCCTGATCACGCTCGTTGCGATGGACGAGATCAACGTCCTGCGTCAGCAGATGGGACTGACGCCACTGACCATAGACGACATCCGTGCCAAGGCGAGGGCATACCTGGACGCTGGCGCTGTTGACTGATGGCCCTGGACGTCAAGGTCGGCACATTCACGTCCGTAGCTGGTCCGCAGACGATCAGCGTCGGCTTTCAGCCGAAGGTTGTCATCATCTTCGGTGAATATCGTGGTGGCTTCGGACGGAGATCAGAGTCCATTGGTGCGTGTGACGGTACGAACAATTCATGCAGAGCGATATCGACCAGCGATGCCGCATGGGGTCGCGTAGGCCGTCTGACGTCTGATAGCTGTGTCCTGATGGAGCACCAAGGTACGGGCATTGTCTTGAAGGCGGCAATAACGGCATTTACCACAACCGGATTTACGATAGATTTTACGACCCACTCTCAGAGTGAGACTTTTACCTATCTGGCCCTTGGCGGTACTGATATAAGCAACGTTGCAGTAGGATCGTTTGTATTCCCTACGGGCAATATGCATACACTGAACCTCGGCTTTCAGCCCGACGCCATGATGCTAGCCTCGTTGAACACGGGCACGATCGATATAGGCTACTCGAAGGTACGGTCATCGATGGGGTTCTTTGATGGGACCGCGGCTTATAGTATCGGGCAATCTGAGAGATCCGATGGAACGCATGACCGCGGCGGATGGAAGACCGGGGTCGTGTCCGTGCTGCCCGGCGACGCAACCACTGGCACGACGACCTCATCTGTTTACGAGCTTACGGCTGCGTTTCAGCCTAGTGGTGTGGATTTCACGAAGACTGTAGGTGGTACTACCCAG